TTCGTCCAGCCGTTTCAGCAGCACAATCGTTTTTCATTAAAACGACAATGGACAAGTTGAAGGAGGTAGCCGCGTTCAAATGACACTCTCTCAATGGTACGAAGATGTTCAAACACAATTGACTGCTGACGGTCTCAATCCCGTATTCATTCAGCCTGACGCAAAGAGCACATTACCATTAGTTTTTGTGAATGTTCACGTTGATGCTGATATGTCATCCAAGACAGGGACACTATCGAGTGTTGGCCAGCAGATTGACATCTACGACAGTATCGACACTCCACCGGCTGAATGGGAAGGCTTCGTTCGCAAGGTGAAATGGTCACTCAGTAAAGTGACACGATGGCAGTCATTAACAGCATCTAATTCAATCGACACAAGCATGGGCGATAGCACACCATTACGCCGCTGCATGCTACTCATTACTCTAGAAGGAGATTATTGATTATGGCAGTTCCAGTAAACAACGGTATCGAATTCGTAAAAGATACCCCATATCGTGGTAAAGATGTTTGGTACTTTATTCAATCGACAGATCCTAAAGTAGCACCAATCGGCAGTCCTGCAATCCTGCCGGCTCACCAAGAGTCTGGCGATACAAGCATTGAAGGTGATTCTCTTGATGAACAAACCAAGATGGGCCGTATCATTGCCGCATCTACCAACGAAGACAGTATCGAGCTGACAACGTACATGGTTCCGGGCGACAAAGCGCATGAAATCATCATTGATGCTAAGCACGAAGGCCGTCAGGTTAAAGTATGGCGTGTCATTGTTGATGAACGTCTGGCCGTTGTTGAAGGCGACCACAAGGCTTATCCAGCGATGTTTGGGTACGGTGTTGTTGATAGTGCCGACATTTCAGATGAAGACAGTTTCTCCGAGATTGACTTCACTTTGAACATCATCGGCAAACTTGCTGACAAGAACGAAGACGGTACACCGGGAACGTTCCCACTTTCTGATGAACAGGTTGCAATGCTCGATCAGCTCTATGCATTCGAACGCCCAGGCGAAAAGCAAGGCGAATTTGCGGACGGCAGTGCTACTACAACGACTACCACGAAAGCATCAACTACTACCACCACCACAACCACTTCGCACGTTTAATTAATCGCACACAGAGACGAGTAGGCTACGGCCGATCTGAGACGATAATTTAGGAGGATATTCATGTTAGAAATTACGGTAAAAGGTCAACCAGTAGAAACTAAGTTCAATTTCCGTGCGCTGTTTCGGGCAAACAAGCTGTATAGCTCTGCGGAAGGTGCCAACGATGGTGCAAGCTCAATCTGGCTGGCATTCGTGACTGATGATGATATGGCATTGTTCAAAGCATTACGCGTGTTGCTGCCAAAGTCCTACACAGATGATGACATTATGGACGCACTCGACAAGGCCGAAGAAGACGGCAAGTCGCAAGAACTATTCAAAGAAGTTGAGCAGGAGCTTCATGAGTCTGGTTTTTTCAAACACGCAGCACAACGCTGGCTGAACTTGACCGAAAAATACGGGAAAGCATTGACGGACAAGAAGAACAAGACAGCCGAAGAGAAGATTCAAGAAGCAGCGACCAAGGATACCCTGGACGCAATGAAGAAGAGTCTCTCTTAACTGACTTTGCCCGTCACGGGATATATGATCCCGATATGCCATTCGGTTTGTACATGTGGGAAGCCCGTTCGATGTTGGAAGGGTCTTTTTTGCGTGATGTCGATATGCGCCGTGATCTGATGGAACTTGCCGTCAATATTGCCAATATTCAAAACGCAAAGAACCCGAAGCGGTCAGTGAAGACCGGATACAAGAATATTGATAAGGCCGAACAAAAGATACTCAAACGCAATGGCAATCGAGAAAGAAAGCCTGATGTAGAAATGATCAAGAAACTCAATGCCGCATTTGGAGGTGGTAGCTAATGGCAAACGTAGTCGCAACATTCACAGCAAATATTGCACCATTTCAGGCCGCAATGGGCAAACTATCAGCCTCGGTTAAGGCTGGCACTGACGCTGCTTCTAATGCAGGCCAACGAGTCGGTGGAGCTATGGCAAGCATCGGTAAAGCGAGCACGATTGCGGGTGTTGCTGTGGGTGCTATGGCAGCCGGGGCTATCAAAAGCTATGGCACTTTCCAAGAGTCAATCAACAAGGCAGCCGTCATTGCTGGTTCCAGTAACAAGTCGCTTAAGGGTGATATGAAGGATCTCGAAACAGAAGCACTTTCATTAGGTAAAACTTTACCCATCAGTGCTGAAGATGCCGGCAATGCGATGATTGAAATGGCTCGTAACGGTGCATCAATCAAGGACCTAAAAACGGAGTTTCCAGCTATTGCCAAGGCTTCTGCGGTTGCCGGAGCTGATCTAGCGGGTACTGCTACAACTGTCCAGCAAGCAATGAACATTTGGGGTGGAGGCGCTAAAAATGCTGCTAAAGATTCAGCTATCTTGGCCTTAAATGCGAACATGTCTAATGCCGAAGTCGAAGACATGGGACAAGCGTTTGCTAACGTTGGTTCAACTGCTGCCACATTGGGCATTGGCATTAAAGACACCGCAACCGCAATCGGGCTAATGAGTAACGCTGGTTTGGGAGCGGCTCAGGGTTCGCAAGACTTGGCTCACGCATTAACTCTGATGGCACGCCCGTCAAAGGTGGCTGCCGGCGAAATGCAAGAATTGGGCATCACTTACACAGACGCTCAAGGTAAATTTAAGCCGTTCCCACAAATTCTTAAAGAAGTTGCAAAAGCGACTGATGGCATGAGTCAGTCTCAAAAGGTAGCCGCTCTGACCAATCTGTATGGTGCCGCTGGTGCTAAAGCAATGCTGCCGCTTCTGATCCAGACAGAGAAGAAAACCAAAAGCGGCAAATCCGGTTGGGATGCTTACTCTGATTCTCTAGGAAAAGTAAGCAGCTCTGCCAAGGCTGCAAACAAATATTTATCAGACAACTCTGCCAATATGACAAAGAACGTTGGCCAGTCACTCGCACAGATGAAGGATGCTTTTGATGCAGTAATCAAAACTTCAATTGGATCTATCGCTCCTCAAATTCAATCGGTAGCTAATGCGCTCGGAGGATTTGCAACCTGGTTAAATAATACAAATGGTCCATTGCAATCGTTCATTAAGGGCCTTATCGCTATGTCACCCATTATTGCCGGTGTTCTTATTGTGTTTGGCCTTTTAACTAGTGGTATCGGGAAAATAATTGTCAGTTTCAAATCAATTGTTGGTGCTGTCAAAGCTGTTGGCGGTGGCATCAAAGCCATGTGGGGATTAATGGCGGCAAACCCGGTTGTGACCATTATCGTTGCTATTGCAGCTCTTGTGGCAGGTCTGGTGTACTTTTTCACTCAAACAAAAACGGGTCAAAAGATCTGGTCTGAATTTGTTTCTGGACTAAAGAGCATGTGGAATGGTCTGGCTTCATTCTTTAGCGGTTTGTGGAGCGGCATAACTAAAACTTTCAGCAATGCTGCTAAGGGCGTTCAAAATGGATGGAATTCAGTAACCACGTTCTTCAGCAATTTATGGACTGGCATTGTTAATGGTGCCACAAGCGCATGGAATGGATTAACATCATTTCTTTCTGGGATGTGGAGTGGAATTGTCAATATTGCGACAAGCGTTTGGGGCGGAATCAGCTCATTCTTCTCTGGGCTATGGCAAGGGATCGTGTCCGTGGCTACTGGTATTTGGAACACATTTGGACCTGCGTTAACGACAATATGGCAAGGAATTGTATCAATTGCCACTGGTGTTTGGAATATGCTGAAAGCTGTCATTATGGGTCCTATTCTGATCGTGCTAGATTTTCTTACGGGAAGTTGGACACAGTTGGGGGCTGACCTTCAGCTTATCTGGACAAGTATTGTTACAGCAGCCAGCCAGATTTGGACTGGGCTTGTCACATACTTCTCAGGAATATGGGATTTGATTACAACTTATGCCCAAACGGCATGGAATCTATTCACGTCTGTTATCGAATCAGTATGGAATGGTATTGTTTCAGGCGCTTCTGCAATCTGGAACGCGCTTGGTTCATTCTTCAGTGGATTGTGGAATGGCATTGTCTCCACCGCTGAGTCCATTTGGAATAGTGTTGCTTCTTTTCTTTCTGGTTTATGGAGTGGCACAGTTAGCGCTGCTGAGGGCATATGGAATGCTCTTCCCGGTTTCTTTTCAGGACTTTGGAGCGGAATCACTTCCTTCTTCTCATCAGCGTGGAGTAGTATCAGATCAATTGTAATGGGAGCCGCCAGCAACATTGTGAATGGCGCCAGAAGCGTTTGGAGCGGATTTACAGGCATTGTGTCCAATGTTGTGAACGGGATTCGGAATGGATTCAATGCACTATGGAATATCAATCTGCTTGATGCTGGGCGTGCTATCATGGATAGCTTTTTCAGCGGCCTAACTGCCGCTTGGAGTAAGGTTCAATCATTTGTTGGCGGTATTGCTTCTTGGATTCGCCAACACAAAGGGCCTATTAGCTACGATGCCAAGCTGTTAATCCCAGCTGGTAATGCAATCATGGGTGGCTTGAATCAAGGGCTGCAAAAATCATTCGGGGCTGTTCAAAAGACAGTTTCCGGCATGGCAAGCGATATTTCTGACAACATGTCGGCAAATATCAGCAACTTGTCCATGGCTGGCACGCAATTCAGCTCTGGAGACGTCACTCAGTCAATTGATGCAAGCGAACGAATCACGCCTAACATTTACGTTCAAAACAACGTTGATAAGAATGGCATTAATAGCATGGTCAAGGAAGCGGACGCTAATGACGCAGCCGTTAGCAGCTACTTTCGACCGATTGGAGGGTAGTACATGGATCTATTAGTTGAAAAGCTTGATGGTAGCCGCTACTACCTAAGCCAATACAAGGTGCTGATAACTGAATTCGAGGAGTCAGCACCATCTGTCACTCGAAACAGCAAGCAGCTTGACCAGCGCAACGGTAATATCGACTTTGGAGGCTGGCATACCGACAAAACGATTGATATTACCGGTTACTACCGTGCTGACGACATGGATGAAGAAGAAATGCTTCGTGAGAAGCTGTATGCGCTGCTTTCCGACCCAGACGGGTATTACATTACCCAGCTCAAAACAACGCCTAGCATTGCCATGGAACGGCCGGGTGAGACGTCTGGTGGATACTACGACAAGCTGAGCGACTATCCGTCTCACAAGCGGTTCCTCGTTTACACCGAAGCACCTAAGATAGAGCTAGTTGGCAATATCAATGGGACACTTTTGTATAAGCTAACTGCCGAATTCAAGACGATGAAGTTGCCTTACGGTGAAACACCACCGGCCGATATTGATGTTAGCAACAACGTCCCATACCGAGGAACTGTCCCATGTAATCAGCTCGAGCAAGGATTCACTGTTCAGCTAACTGCGACTGGTTCGTCATCTTCGCTGTCGTTCAAGATCGATGATACTGAACTTACTTCTAGCAATGCCGTTGCCACTGGTGACGTGTTTTTGCTTAATGGATTTAGTTA